GAGGCTCGAACGTCGCCGTGACGTCGAAGCGGCGCAGGCTACAGACGAGGGTGTCCCCCATCGGTCCCCTTCCTGGGTGGCGGTTGTGGCGGTTGTGTTGTCTCGGCGCCGTACAACCGCCAGGAGCGGCGCCGAGACATTCGTAGCTAGCGGTGCCGCGACGTCGACTTCTCGACGACGGCGTCGTCGGACACCGCGGTGTCCGTCGCCGTCTCGGCGTCGGCTGCCTGCTTGCGGATCTTGCGTGCCGTGTCGTGGAACTTGTTGACCTGCTTCTCCACGTCGGCGGCCGCCTCGACCTGCCCGCTGGCGGCGAGAGTCGCCTGCTTGCGTTTGAGGTCGGCCAACTCGGCTTGATTGATCGACATTTGGCTCTCCCTTGCCTTAGAACGTCGGGGCGATCAGGCCGGTCGACGAGATCGTGCCGTGCGCGCCGGGATAACGGCCGGCGGTGAACGCTGAGTACGAGTAGACGACGAAGCGGACCTGCAACGTCGACACGAGCGGCTGCTCGGCACGGATGAACAGCGGTGCGCCGCTGTCGTGCCAGAAGTGCAGCTCCGGCGCGGTCACGCCGAGGATGACGTCCTCGGTGCCGGCCCCGAGCGTCAACAGCATGTTGCCGTCGACGACGACGGGAACGCCGAGCACATTGCGGTTCGTCGCCATGTACTCGGTACTGCCGATGTTGCCCGCCTGGACGGTGGTCACGCCGGGGGCGTTGAGGAACGGGAACGACGTGCCGACCTGGGAGGCCAACCACCACCAGCGCCGTGGCGCCATGACGAAGTGGGTCACGCCCATGAACACCGCGGCCTGCACCGCCGAGATCAGCTGTGCCAGCTTCGGGTAGAGCTCGCCGGCGGTCGGCGAAGCGTCGGCGTAGGCGACGGTTTGGATCGCCGAGGTCGAGCGGATGCCGAGGTGGGTGCCGTTGGTGCCGTCGCCGTTGAGGATGTCGGCGTCGACCTTCGTCCAGTACTGGCGGGCGAGGTCGGCCGAGATGATGTCGTCGATGCCGGTGCCCCGCTCGAGCGCCTGACGCGAGACGTCCTGCATCCCGGTGTAGGTGCGCACGTTGACCGTGAGCAGCGTGTCGTCCATGTTCGTCTCGGTCGCCGCGTCGGCTTCAGAGGACTGCGCACCGACACCCGAGGCGGTGGTGATCCTCGAGATGTTGACGGTCATCCCGTCGGGCGGCAGCGGGTGACGGTTGGTGATCGCCACCGTCGGCGCCATCGCCGCGACGGACGGGGCGACCATCTCGGTGAGGTACTGCGGGACGACGAGGCCGGCGAACGCGCCGGTGCCGACGTCACGAGCCTCATATCCGAGGGCCTCGTTGAGGCGGGCCTCGCGGCTGTGCCGCTCGAGCCGCTCGGCGGCCTGCGGGTCGCCGTAGTACTGGCGCGAGTAGAGGTCCTTGAAGAACGACACGCCGCGCCGCTCGGAGTCCTGCGAATAGGTGCGCGGCTCGGAACGGACCCGCCCCGGGGTGGCGACCGACTCGGGGTTCTCGGCCCGGTTGGCCCACTCGTCGGCAGCCTTGCGCGACTTCTCGCGGGACTGCTCGTAGGACTCGAGGTCGTTGGCGCGCTCGGACAGCGACTCGATCTCGACGGTCATCGATTCGAGCTGGGTGTCGATCTCGCGGATCGACGCGCCGATGGCACGGAAGCGGTCGGCCTCGGTGGCGTCCATGTCGCGCTGCTCGTTCTCGATGTTGGCGACGAGGTTGTCGCCCTCGTTCTGGCGGACGTCGCGTTCCTTGATCAGGCTGTCGCGCTCGCGCACCTTGTTCTTGACCTGCTCACGAAGCTGGAGCAACAACTTCATTGTCATGGGTTTCGTTCCTTGTGTTGGAAGGGAGTGAGGAACGGCCCAGGTGGGAACGGGGTGCTTGACCGGTGGTGCCCGTGAGGGTCCGGCGGGTCGAGCGGCGCTGTCCCCGGCGTGGTGCCGGTGGTTGGCGGTTGGGGAACTAGGCGGCGGGACGCCGTAACGCGTCCCATTGGGCTCGGGCCTCGGCGATCGACAGACCGCCGACGCCACGGGCCGCGACGTAGGTGGCCGGGTTGGCCGGGAACGAGACGACCGAGACGTCGAACAGGCGGACCTCTTGGATGCGCCGCACCGGGGCGTGCATCGGGTCGGCCTCACGGCCCTCGTCGTCCTCCCAGCGTTGCCTCGTCACCCTGAACGCGAACGACATCGCGTCGAGCTCGCGACGCTCGAGCCGGCGCACGATCGCCATCGACAGCGGATCAGCCGGATCGACCCTTGCCTCGGAGTACAGACCGATGCGGTCCGACTCGAGCGCCAACGTGTTCGCCTTCGTCGCCGCCAGCGGCAGGCCGTCGTGGTCGAAGAACAGGTAGACGTCGTCGGACTCGCGGATCGACTTGTCCGCTGCGCCACGGGCGACGATCTCGGTCCAACCGCCCGGTGGGCCACCGAAGACGTCGTAGGGGGCGTCGTAGACCGTGGCGTAACCGCGGATCTCAGGGGCGCCCTCGGCGATGCCGCGCACCTCGATGCGCCGCGGTGTCGCCCGCAGCTCGAGCGTGCGACCCTTGTAGTCGATGTCGAACCCGCTGTGACGCTGGTCGAGGTCGATGTCGGCATCGGCGAGCCGCTGGCGGACGGCGTCAGGCAGGTTGCGATTGTCCGTCAGCATTGGCATCACCCTCCGGTGGGGGTACGAGCGGCGTCCCAGACGACGTCGTGAACGGCGGCCACAACAGCTCGTCGGCATGTTCGTCGGGCAGCGGGGCGAGGTCCTCGATCCCGCGCCGCTCGTTCGGTGTGGCGATGCCGCCGCGCACGGCGAGCACGTGGGCCTCGTAGCGGGTCTTGAGGTCGACGCGCAACAGTGCGTCGGCGTTGAACTTGACGTAGCGGCCACGCGGCAACAGCCGTGACAGCGCCCGCTCCAAGCGGACGAGCCAGCCGTTGAGCGTGTACGTCAACAGGTCGAGCGAGCGAGCCTCGACATTGGCGTAGGTGACCTGGCCGCCCTCGCCCGGTGGGCGGCGGAAGAAGAACCCGTTGATGTCCTCGGCCGTCGCCTTGATCGTCTCGAGGAACTGCGATTCCTCCGGTGCCACCTGGATCGCCTCGAGGCTGTACCCGCCACCGAGCACGAGCGGCTCACGGTTGTCGCGCGTCGCCGCGATGATCCGCGCCTTGAGCAGCTTCGCCTCGGACTCGGAGATCGGCCCTTCGCCTTTGAGGATCGACGTCGGGTGCGCCCCGTCGCCGAACCACTGCGCCCCGAACCGCTGCACGGCGAGGCCGAGCCCGACCGTCTCGGCGGCGTAGCGGATCGGCGAGAGACCGAGCGGCGTGCCCGGGATCGGGTACACCGGGATGTGCCACAGCTGTCCCGCCGGCCAGCGATCGATCTCGTTGTTGTCGAGGAACCACGTCACCGGCCCCTGGTCCTTGTCACGGCGCAAGTGGACCCGGTCGGGGTGGATGACCTCGATGTGGTTCGGCCAGAAGTCCTCACCGACGTCGGTGACGAAGCCGAACACGTTGCCGCGCAGCAGGCCCGACATCATCACCTGGCGCAGCCACACCTCGGTGCCGTAGCCGTCGCCGGCGGGATCGGTCAACAGCACCGACGGCGTCAGTTGCTCGGGGGCGCGGTCGCCGACGCGGCGGTACTCGTCGAGCGGCAGCGTCGAGACGAGCTCACCGATCAGGTCGACGCAACGCCACACCGCCGACAGCCGCATCGCCTGGTCGTCGTTGACCGGCACGCCCGAGTAAACCCGCATCCCCCGCGACCACTCGAGCAGCTCGGCGAGGCGGTCGCCGTAGACACGACGCTCGACATGATGACGGCGGATGATCGGCCCGCCGTTGAACACGTCGGTGAGCCTGTCGAGAAGTCCAGCCACTCCAGACCTCCCAGAGGGTCACCACACGTTGTCGATCGCGCGCTTGGGCTTGTACACCCCGACCGCCCACAACGCCACGGTCGCGGCGACGAGCGGTGTGATGTCCACGGAACTGTCGCGCCGCACCCACTTCCAGGCGTCGCCGACGAAACGCCGACGCGCCCCGGCGACGGCGATGTCGAAACCCTTGTCACGCTTGACGCGCAACCGCGACTCGACGACGTCGTCGAAGAACTGCCCACACGCCTTGGTCATGTCCGCACCGTTGATCGACACCAACCGTCGACCGAGCGAACCCAACTCGTGAGCGAGCGTCGCCACCGGACCGGTGACGTCGTAAGCGCACATCGTGTCCCACTTCTCGCACAGCTCACCGACCCGTTCGACGACCCAATCGACACCGTCACGATGCTCGACGACCTCGACCTCACGACGCTCCGAGACGGCGACGATCGACGCCGACGAACGCTCGTCATGCACGTCGACACCGAACACGACACGGCCCGCCGGCGACACCTTCGGACTGTTGA